GATTCGAGCATGTCGTCCTTTCAGTGGGTTGTCGTGAAGGGATGGGGACCCCCACGCTTTCCACTCTACTCCGTTTACGGGAGACCCGCCGGATACGCCGAGCCAGACTCGAACCGCTGGAAGAAGTCGTTGTCCAGAATCCAGCTATTCCACATGACCTTAGCGCCGATCTTCCGGCCCTGGGCCAGGGGATTGCTGTAACTGGGACCTGCAGGCGTGAGATACGCCTTCAGCGACATCCCGTTGAGTTCGACCCGTCCGAACGCATCCTTGCCGAACAGCCACCCGATGAACACGTTCACTCCAGAGGCCGGGTTGGCCGGAGGAGCTGCCGCTGATGCGGCTGGCCGTGTCGTCACCGACACCGTTGCGGAAGCAGCCGCCCGGCTCGTGTGGAGCAGGGGAACTGTCCCGTCGATCACTGACGGTGCGTAGACATCGTAAACGTAGCCAGTACCGGAAGGGAGCACGACGTTGAACTGTTGATCGCCGCCGCCGATAGCCACCGCAGACTCCAGAGAGATCAGTCTCTCGTAGCCCGCACTGGTATCACGTCCGACAACCTTCACCACAACGGTAGCCCCTGCGTTGTACGCAGAGCCACCCGCAACCCCCGTAATCTGCGCCTTGGTTGCATCCGCTGCAGCAGCCGTTGGAGCGGCTACACCGCGCATGAAGGGCAGGAAGTTGCTTCGTACCCACTCGGCACCCATCCACGTCCCGATCTTCGCAAAGTCGAGCCGTTCGAGGTCCTGGCCACGAGCCACCGCCGCCTGGAACGCGGTTTCGCCCATCATGTCAGCCTCATGTTGAGGGGAGACACAACCCCCGTACAGAGGGCCTTTGATGGGGATAGCGCCACGACGACGAAGGGTGGTCACGATCCCGATGATCTCGGCTGTGGTCAGAACGTCGGTCGCCAGAAGACCCGCACGATCCGTGTTGCCTGCGCCGATGAACGTCACGTTGGTTCCGGTGAGGAGGGTCTGGGCCATCTCGCGCTCGAACATCTCACTCATGGCGAGTGAAGTGCGCTCGATAGCTGCCGTCAACATCGGATGCACCGTCGTGAGTTCCGCGACATCAGTCAACAGGACCACGAGGCCCCACTGCTGCACCGTCACGTCCTGATTGGTGATACTGAGTGCCACCGCATCTGGAGCGACACCTTCCGTGAGAGCCGAAGTGGGCAGGTTGAGCCTGCCGACCCGAACCGCTCGAAGGGTGGTCCCCATCCGCGTTGGAAGCTCGTACCGAGTCGCGTACCGCCCGAGCACCAAGGCCCGCTCGCTCAGCTCGTACATCCGCCGAGCGACGTAATAACTTGGAGCATCAGCCGATACGGTTGAAAACTGTGTGAGAGCGTCAGCCAATTTCGTTCACACCCCTTTCTGGTATGACTGTTGGTCCCCTAAAGAGGCTTCACAGCCATCCGGCCTCGCATCTGCGCCCATCGGTCGCTGCGATGGCGAGGACCCCAGCTCTCCCGGCCCACCACGGCTCGGCTTCACTGGGACTTCTCTCCACTACCGAATCCCCCGGCATCACAAGCCCAGGGGAGTTGAAGGTTACGAGCCAGAGATGGCGATGACCCGAGCATCGTAGACCGCACCCGGATCGAGCGCTCCTGCCGTTTCATTGCACACCTTGAAGGTGATCGTGTCCACGCTCGGAACCCACGACGTGACCGAGAATCCAAGACCGAGATCGGCCGAGGTCTCCGTGACGATGAGGTTGTCCGTGGCCGCGATGCCTACGACTGCCAGCGCATGACGCTCGCAGATGTTGGCCGCGATGGAGTTATCCGCCACGTCCAGATCCACGTTCGTCAACGTATACAGTCGAATGTTGGTGATGGACATGGGTGACGTGGGGCCGACCTGCACGGCACCAGATGTGGCCGCCGTCCGAATCCCGATCACACCATCCGCATCACCGTCACCACCGTTGATGGTAACTGCACCACCCGCCGCCGCGCCCCCGAGGCCAGCACCACCCCGGATCACGACAGCCCCGCCGATCCCTGACGCTCCACCGGAACCACCGGTGAGGTTCAGGGCACCACCAGTACCCGTCGTATTGCCGAGCCCACCGATGACCGAGATTGCATCACCGGCTGTTGCCGCTGTGGCCTGGTTTGCAGGCCGAACAGTCCGCGCCGTATCCTCCGCGAAAATGAGGTTGGACGCGAGTTCACCTGTCACGATGATGGCGTCCCCAGCCGCGTTGCCCAGCGTCACTGCACCATCCAGTGTCGTGGCACCCACCGCGTTGAACGTCCCACCGGCGACCACGTTCCTCGAGGCAAAGATGTCTCGAGGCCGAGTCGCCCCCGTCTTGCCGATGTCA